CACACCTATTGCTGCCCACTGTGAGGGCGTGACTTTATCGAGCAGCTGTAAAAACCAGTAACCGGCACTACCTGCTGAGGTGCCATAGGCGACACCCGTTGTTAACTTATCCATGGATTTCATAACCCCACCTCGCAGATGCGGGTGCTGTGTAATGGAAATAAAAAGGCCACCTGCGTGGCCACCAGATTATTTCCCCACCAGCTCGTTTATCTCTTTCACTGTCTGGTTAAACCGCTCTGACTCAAGCTCAACACCTAAGGCCCGACGCCCCAGCGCCATTGCTGCTTTTATTGTGGAACCGGATCCCATAAAAAAATCAGCAACCAGATCACCAGGTCGACTACTGGCATTGATTATTTGCCTGAGCATATCCGCCGGTTTCTCACACGGATGTTTACCCGGGTAGAACTGAACGGGTTTATGCATCCAGACATCGGTATAAGGCACGGAGACTGATACGGAGAAATAGCGCCGGAGAGATTTAAACTCATCCAGCAATTCAGAATATTTGCGATTCAGTGAATCATAAGATGCCACCAGCTGGTGGTGTGGTTGTTCCAGTTGTTGTTCCTGAAACTTCTCTGCCGCTATACGGGAAAACAGTGCCTGTAACTTCCGATAGTCAGCCTCATTCGGCAACTGCCACTGACTGGCACCAAACCAGTGGGAAACCATATTTTTCTTACCTGTGGCTTCGGCAATTTGTTTTGCCGTTATACCCAGTTCGGCACGAGCATCCCTGAAATACGATATCAGCGGTGCCATTATGTGCTGTTTGAGTGCCCTTTCTTTTGCCGCATAGCCGTCACTTTTGCCGCGATATGGCCCCTGGTAATGTTCAGCAAACAGAACGCGCTCTGTGGCAGGAAAATATGCGCGCAGACTTTCTTTATTACACCCATTCCAACGTCCGGACGGCTTCGCCCAGATGATATGGTTAAGCACGTTGAAACGTTCACGCATCATGATCTCAATATCAGATGCCAGGCGATGCCCACAGAACAGGTAAAGGCTTCCGGCAGGTTTTAACACCCGCCAGAACTGGGCCAGACAGTGGTCCAGCCACTTAAGGTAATCTTCATCCCCTTTCCACTGATTGTCCCAACCGTTGGGTTTCACCTTGAAGTAAGGCGGATCGGTAACAATCAGGTCAATGGAATCATCAGGCAGGGACTGAATAAAATGCAGGCAATCAGCGTTGATTAAATCAACACTGTTTATTTTTACAGTATTTTTCATGGATCAGTAAGCGTAACTCTGGTAGGCTCACTCTGCTTTTGCGCTAAAGCAGTGGGCCGTGGTTCGCTTGTGACCAGTAAGCATGAGCGAATGGCTGGCAGGTGCTACCAACACCCACCAGCCGCCCATTTTCACAGCAGGAAACCGCCATTACTGGCAGCGTCTGAATTTATTCCCGTACCCGCCGTTATCCTTCGCCAGACCCGCCAGAACTAACTGAGTCAGTATTAACTGGCACTGGGCTTCGCTTACTCCGGTAGTTCTCGTCATCATGCGTGGCGTTACCCACTTGTCAGCAGGTAAGAAATGAAGGACTGCGGCGGCGGTTTCTGTCATATCTTGCTGTTTTATCATGTCTTTTTCCCTTCTGGTTAACATGACATACCAATAACTCTTGTCTAAAAAGCCAGCAAGATAAAAAGTCAGTATTCACGACCACCAGCGTGTTTACTGTACTGCACCAAGTTTACAGGTACAAAAAACCCGCTCAGTGGCGGGTTGCTATCACAGCTATATATTTACTTATTATGCCGTTACTAACATTTATCTTCGACATATAATCGAAAACAAGGTTTACTTAAAACTCTGCTTTCATTTTATCCGGGAATTTTTTATTTGCAGCATAATAACTACCAAGTACATAAGCGTTCATTTGCTGCTCTACATCAACCCGACATGCCGCACTAGAACAAGCTCCACTGATAAGCCCAAAAGAACTCCCTTTAGCAGAGAGATCAGCTTTGATTTCCTCTACAGTGTTTTTCCCCATAGCAACTACACACCCTGTCACAATATATCTAGCCTTCACATCATCCATGCTAAGGATAGTAGTTTTCGCAATTTTGCTGTATCCATCATTTTTATAAACATCCATGGCAAACGCACGGCAATCTGTATAATACGGACTTGCTTTAACTTGCGAATACTCAGGTAATTTCATACCTGCACAACCAACTAAACAAAAACCTATCGCTGCTATTAATACCTTTTTCATTACAGTCATAACCTAGAAGCATCATTGAAACTAATTTATTAAATAATCATCGAGTTTCTGGAATACAGACGTTAACCATCTCTCCAAAATCTAAAAGATAATAAGAAAAAATGTTTAACGCACCAATCCATTTCATAGTTTCATGAGACATCTGGCACAAAAAAACCCGCTCAGTGGCGGGTTCTTAAATCTTATCAACGGTAGACATACAAAGCCCATCGTTGGGAAAATCTTATCCATATTTTTTGAAAAATGCAAGCATCATGTCGTCATCTTCGGCGAAAACCATTTATCTTGTCACATTTCTCAATTGTATCTCTGCATATGCTTCTTCCTGCCAGCACTTTGTAACCAGTTTATCAATGACATCTGCATATCCTTTGTACCACTGATAATCCGTCAGGTCTGGTACCAGCTTCTGGACATGATGCCGCGCCAGTGTGGTTGGTAAACGGCTAAACCGGTTTCCATTGCAACGCCCACAAATCTTATAAACAGGCGTGCCATGAAGCCGGGTCCTTTTTTCATCCAGGACAATACCTTTACCCTTACACCCTCTGCACGCTGTGCTGACTTCTCCCTTACCATGACAATGCTGACATAGTTCCTTCACCCACTCTTCCTTGATAACAGATTCCCCGCTTCTGGAGTGTTTCACCACTTCGCGCAATACATTATGAAATCCAGTACCAGCACAATGCTCACAGCGAGCCTTACTTGCCGCAGACCTGGAATAATCAGCAAAGGCAAAATTCACAAGGTAAGGGATGATCTGTAACCGGGTTTCTTCACTCAATTTGTTCAATGTCGGGTTATCCAGTGCCATCGCGTAATTGAGCAGACCTTCAATCGCAAATTGAGGATCCTGAACACCAACTTTTGCCAGGAATAAGGCAAACCCAAGCGGTGCTTTCGACTGCACCATCCCCTGCGCAGCCATCACATCCGTAATCGTTAAACCACCTGAGCCTGTCGCCGGTGCGTCATCGCTCAATTTTGGAGATTTTGGGGAGTAATATTTTGGTAAGGCTTCAAGGTTCATGCTCGTTCTCCACTTACGCCAATACGCCAATTGCCAGCGCACGATCGATAAAACGAAATATCAGCTCCAGCTGAGAGCCATACTTCTCTTCAAATGCCACGGTATCCGCATGCAGCTCGTCGTGATGCTTTCTGCACAAAGGCAACACAAAGAGGTCATGCGCTTTTGTTCCCATTCCACCCTGACCGTGACCTATCAGGTGGTGGGGATCATCAGCGGGCTTTCCACAACATGCACACGGCTGTGTCTTAACCCAGCGCGTGTACTTTTCATTAACCCAGCGGCGACGTTTTGGGCGTAACATAAAAGACTCCGGCGACTCCGGATCCACTTTCAGCGCCAGCACCTTTTTCGCTTTATCCTGGATGATGCTGGTGGCAGGAACCGAAGGCACAAGGTCACTTTCCCGGGTGACAGACGGCACAACAGGCTTTGGTAATCTCAGTGCCTTACGGGCTGCACTTTCCGGTAAGGCATCCGCCAGGTCATTACGAATCAGCCACCAGCACAGTTCCGGCATTGTCACAACGTGACTGTCATCAAAACCGAGATCCCGACGCACAACAGACAACACCCAGCGGGCACAGTTATCCGTTGCCATTGATTCCAGCCGTTCCGTGAACTGATCGCGCAGCTGGTTATCACAGTGCCAGCACAGACGGATTGCGCCCGGCGCGTGTCGCATTGTGGTCATGTTCTCGCTGTGCCAGTCGGAATGAGGCCACTGGCAGCCTTTTTCACGAAGTAACCAGCTTTCAAGACATTCCACGCCACCAGCACGACGGATCACTGCCTCATTGCGGAACACAGCCCGAACGGCAGGATCATCCGCCAGCGGTTGTGATGCCGCCGGAACGGCACCACTGGCGAAAGATGAATAACGTTCCGGCTCAGGCTCCAGCAGGACACGCCCCTGCATAAACAGGGGCATCAGCTCTGAACCTGGCCTGAACAATACGATCCCCATACGCGGGGCAATTTCAGGGGTCAGTAGTGCTCTCACGGTCACCTCAATGAACGGTATCGAGCAGCTTTAACAGCTCAGGGAATCGGGATTCGAAGAAATGCGGCTGCGTCTCGCGCGGATTTGCGGGACTGGTGATGTTCTTGCCGAACATGCAGCCTTTCGCTGTCAGCGACCAGAATTTTTTGATGTTGTTAATCGAGGTACGGCTGTATCGTTCGCGTTGTTCAACGATCCCCAGCTTCGCCATCTGGTGATATGCCTGATTAGCCGTAAGGCGGATACCATACTGTTTCAGCAGTGCACTCAGCGACAGCGTAGGGCGACTTGAGCCATCAGGCGCGTCAGCAGGAGCATCAATGGCATAGCGCGGTGCCAGATTCGGTAAGCCAACAGCCTCCTGGAGTTTCTGACAGGCACCAAGCACTGAAGAGTTAGACAGGTTTAACTCCCTGCGCATAAAGTCCAGCAGAATCACTCCAGCCTGCATCTTGTCAGCAGCCTGCCCGGATAATTTTTCCGGTGCGCTGGTTACCATATCGAAAGTACGGATCACCTTCAGATGGAATGACGGGCTGATCCACATTGCATAGGCATACACCAGTTCTTTGCAGACATACGTCCCCTGGTTATTTCCGCCATTAATGACGCTAACTGGTTGATTTTGTTCCAGAGGCGGAATTCCACCCTCGGTGAAAAGTTGTTCAATCAATTCACAGGTTTGCTTATTGGAGAGCCAGTATTTCGGGCGGTTTTTTTGTTCTCCCCCGGCTGCCCTGTGCAGATCGTTCAGGCTGTAACGCCCATAAGCATCACGACGAACTTCAATACCATCAATAACCATCAGATTATTCATACTTCGTTTCTCCTCTTAATCAGGCGGCTGCACCCGCCGGTTTCTCATACTTACTGATAGTGATCTCGACCTTCCCTTTCGGGATAACCGGTCCCCACTCCACCAGCATTCTTTTCACCTGTCTGTCGTCTTCCCACACACCCGCGTGGGTCAGGGCGTCAAACAGCGCCTTGTTATAGTTGTCCAGATCGCGGATCCGGTTATCCGGAGGAAACAACACGATCTCCACTGAAGCAGGTGCCGACGTTGGTTTTGGCAGACGACGTAACTGCTCAACTATTGCTGCGCACGCCGCGCTCTGGAATTTGCGCCCCGCCGCGCTTATCAGGCTTTTACCAGCAAACGCCCCTTTATTAGGGTGTCGCCAGTACGTATTCACGCTGGGCGGGAAAGGTAGGATCAGTTTCATACTTTCAGGCCTCTCTCATGTAACCAGTGGGTTGCACGCAGCCTGGCGTTTTCCTCACCGGCAAGCAGTGAGCGGATAATCCCGACCGCCTCGCTGTCATCGTCCTTCACCGCGGTATGAAGCGTTATCCCCCGGGCCACGCCACGCTTTATCGTGATGACGCCTTTTTTCTCCAGTGCGCGAAGATGCTCCACCGCTGCATTCACTGAACGGTATCCCAGCATGGTTGCCACCTCCTGATTGGTTGGCGGGAAGCCACGTTCTTTCTGGTAAGAAATCAGCATATCCAGCACCTGCTGCTGGCATTGAGTTAACGTCGTCATTAAGCCCCCACGTAATTCCCTGACAGATACCACTCATCACCCGATACAGCGCGCTTGCTGCTTTTCCGTAAACACTGCTCACGACGCGCCAGAAAATTGTTTCGTTCTGGCTGGGAGTGGCTTTCACGGAATGCCGCCATCCACACCGTTGCAGCACGACGGTATAAGCCCCTGGACTCCAGTTCTTCAGCCTGGCGGGTCAGGCACAAAATCACACGGGGATCGTTAGTGCCGACATAGAAATTGCGCACAGGTCTGGTTTCACGAACAGATTGTGGTTCCGGCTCCTGCGCTCTCTCAGTCAGGCGCGGGAAATGTCTGCGTGTATCTCCTTCACAACGGTGAGCCACACGCCCACTCTGACGTAACTTGCTTGCTGACTGCAGAACGCGCTGCCGTGAGTAACCAGCAAAAGCATCCGCAATGTCTCCGGAAGTACACCCCGGATGGGCTTCAATGAATTTCTGAACTTCATTCAAAAGACTCATAATCACCCCCTGAATCCTGCCGGGATCTGGCTGTAGTCCACGTTGTCGTAACTGGCTTTGAAGTACGGGTCCTCGCGTCTGGCTGCAGATACCGCAGGAACTTCCCAGGATTCTTCGAAATGACGATCCGGACCAAAGAACGTGACAGCCTGTTTCACAAATTGTGTGCCGCTGTTACCCATCGCAGATACCCAGCCCGCGTAGCGTTTCACACCTTCCAGCATGGTTTCGGGTTTTACCCCCTCATTCAAACGGGCTTTCCAGGCTTTGAAGGCTGCAGATTTTGAATTGCCACCAGCACGTTTGGGGTATGCCAGCCATGCCTGCTCAAACTCCGGAGAGTATTCCGGTCGGTTTGAACGAACTCGCACAGACTCATCAGCAGATTCACCAACAGCTATTGGTTCATTGACTGGTTCTTTGACTGGTTCAAAAGAGTGACTGGTTCTGGGTGAATCTCCTGCACTACCCCCTGGTGCAACTCCTGCACTACCTGGTGAATTTGCTGCACCAGATAGTGAATTATTTGCACTACCCCCTAGTGAATCTCCTGCACCATCCAGATGAAGGAGATAGATATTACTTGAGTTACCTTTTTCACCTTTCCGGGTGACTTTTTTTACCAGCCCGGACTCACAAAGGGCCGCAATATGATTCATCACAGAACGTTTGCTAATCTCGCACTGGTCAGCAATATGCTGGTAGCTGGGCCAGCACTCACCCTGATCGCTGGCATTATCAGCCAGCTTGATCAGAACCAGTTTTCGCAATGGATTACCCACTCGAATTTTCATCGCTTTAACCATCAGCTCCATACTCATGCTGCACCTCCGAGATGCTTCATGTTTTTTCCGGAGCAAAAGGCTATAAGCGGCATACTGACGCGGTAATTACGGCCCAGCGGTTCACAAATCACCTTCTGACATTCACGGTCCACCAGGCTAACACGTAGAACATGCCCTGCAGGCGTGGTGTACCACTGACCCGGACGAGGACAACGGAAAGTATGATTGGTAAACCGTTTGAAAATATTCCGGATCATTTGCGCCCCCTTACCTCTGAAGGGTTCAGTGACAAATTTATGAGGCAGGCCAGTGCCGAAGCATCATTAATATAGTCATACAAGCTAACAGCCAGCGGGGATTCGGCTTTTGCCAACATAGGATAAAGCTGCTGCAGCCAGACCTGATGAATTGATGAAATGTAGGAACAGAGAACGCTGGCGTTATGTGCAACGTCGCTCGGTACAGCGGGCTTTGAAAGCTGTTTCTCCATCTGGTTAAAGGCATTGATGTATGCCTCTTTGAACTGGGCAGCACGTTTACCCGTGAACCCCATAGCAAGAAACGCAAAGCCGTCGCGGGTTATTTGATAGCAAGGTAGTTTGCGGCCTGTGCAATCGGTGTAATCACTCACCGAAAAATTGCGGGCAGTGAATGATGCGGAGCATTCAAGCGTGCGGATCTTTTTCAGTACATCGTCATGACGTTTGGAGAAGAAGTTGGCAACAGCCAGAGATGAAGTAACAGCCTGACCATCAACGATGGCAATTTCAGGTTGAGTGAGGGTTGGGATCGTAGCCATGATGGCAGCCTCTTTGGTGATTTTTAATAACTCACCACCAAGGCTTTCCACGACCTTATTGGTGGTGAGACGTACAGGGGTGGAAATACCGGTCACCAAAGAACCCGGCCCAACCGAAGTTGGCCCTGCACGCCCCACCATAATTTGGGCGTAATGCTGCTCATGACACAAAAAAACCGCAAGAGCGCGGTTGTGCGCTTTGGTGAATTCCGGGTTTCCACGCCCGGCACCCGTTTTATAAGGTGCCTGAACAGTGTAACGTCCCGGAATGGCAGAATCAATGTGCTGGTGGTCCTTCACACTCAACAAAATCACGCCTGAATTTCCACAAAGGACTAAAGCACTCATGCGGGTAGTCTTTGCGAAGATAGATAACGCGCTGTGTTTCTGGCTCCCAACGAATAACATGAACATAAAGTCCTCTTCCGTCACGAAACCAGCGGTTAAGTTCCTGCACAACTCGCCCCCCACAGTCAGGTAAAGTTCTCTGTGGTTACTTACAGCCAGGTGATTTGGTAATCTGCATTCATGCCGTAACAACAGGTGTGCAGCGACACTGACCACCAGCTGTTGCGACAAACGGTTATTTGCCGTTAAACTGTTCATGCGTTAGTTTCTCCACAGACACAAAACGCCACGACGCCCGGAGCTGCACACTCGCGGGCGTCACTCTTTTCTGGAGCGCAGAAAATTTTGTAGACCAGTGCCGCATGCTCCTGGAGCTTCGAAATTGACAGATACAATTCATCATTAATTGCTGTCTGCTCGTGTGGCTCCACTACCCCATCTTCGATTGCCGAACGAATCTGCTTTGAGTAACTCCCGATCTGTTCGATGACTTCCAGCAGGCGCTGGTTTATATCTGCGTTCTCTACTTCCTCAATTTCAGGAAGCGATACAAACACCCCACCAGCAGACTGTGCGACAGCATCCGCAATGTAGTGAGTGCCAGCAGCGCGCTGTAAAATCATTGCCCATCCCAGCGGGAAAATCTGATCGCCATCTGCACGAAGGCGGTTGAATAAAGCGTTCTCTGTTACATCCAGCCACTCAGCAGCTTCAGCGTACCCCCCCGGCAACGCCGCGATAGTTTTTCTGACAGCTTTCACGTACCACTCAGGCTGTTTTTCCACTTTCCAGTGATGCTTACCCACGGCTTACCTCCTGTTCCTGTGGTTTAAACCCATTCTGGTTTTGGCTAGATTGAAAACGTGCCGGATAAAGAATCTGCATTTCGCTGATTTCACCCTTAAAAAAATTGGCCAGACGTTCTGCAAGGTCGATAGATGGAATTTGTTCCAGTCTTTCAATACGACTCAGCGTCGCTGGATTGACCTGAACGCCCGCAGCAACATGCTGCAAAGTAAATCCGTGCGCTTTACGCACATTCCGTAATGGTGATTGCATATAACCTCCACATATTGCGTGATAAGCATATTATTTCACGCAACTATTTTGCGCAAGTTGATTTGCTTAACGCGCAATAAAGAAATGTAATAAACGCATGAACATAGGAAATCGAGTCAGACAACTTCGCCAGGCGAAGAACATGAAAATCGCCGATCTCGCTGAAGCAATAGGAGTGGATGCGGCGAATATCTCACGCCTGGAAACAGGTAAGCAGAAACAATTCACTGAACAAGCCCTGAGTAATATTGCCAGGAGCTTAGGTGTTGATATTGCTGATCTCTTTACCTCAGACTTCAAAAGTAATACTGTATGTAAAAACAGTATTAGTGAGGATGTTGCGCAGGTGAAGGATGTATTCCGTATTGAAATGCTGGATGTCAGTGCCAGTGCGGGAAATGGCCTTATCCAGGGCGGTGATGTCATTGATGTGATTCATGCCATTGAATACAGAACTGATAATGCTGTATCGATGTTTGGCGGACGACCAGCCAATCACATTAAAGTTATCAACGTTCGTGGGGACAGTATGTGTCCAACCATTGAGCCAGGAGATCTCATCTTCGTTGATGTCAGTATCAATCAGTTTGATGGAGATGGTATCTATGTATTTGGTTTTGATGATAAAATTTATGTCAAACGACTGCAAATGATACCTGACAAACTACTGGTGATTTCTGATAACCAGATTTACCGTGAATGGGGAATTACCAGCGAAAATGAACACCGGTTTATGGTCTTTGGAAAGGTCTTAATCAGCCAGTCACAAACCCTTAAGCGACACAATTAACCCTTACCTCCTCATCAATTAGCCACCCGAAGGTGGCTTTTCATTACCCATTAAATTGCATATCTCGCAACAAAACACTTGCACAACGCGCAATTTCATTTTATCTTTCTTTCCAGACCAACAAACAAGGTACTAACAAAATTTGGTTGTAACACGGCGTATGGCACATGCGTCGTTAGCGGTCTGGGGACGTTAAAGGGGACAATCCACTCCTTGCTAGGGCAAACAAACCAGGTAGCCGGAATGTGCAAGTCAATGATGATGCTGATAAGACGCCTAACCAGCGTGGCGATCCGGTTTGACGCCTGGGAAGAGACCAGGGTGCAACGATGAGGGCATTTATGGAGCCGCGACAAAGTGTGGTGCCGTAACTGGCTAAGTGCTCTCAGCGTTGTGGTCATCCGCGAAATGGCGCGGCGGTAAGTATGGCGGGGTTACTCTTTCCCCGTTGAGGACACCGGATTGTCAGGTTGACCATACGCCTGAGTGACAACCCCACCACAACAGCCACTGCTTTGGCGGTACCAGTTTGTACACTTGCTTCCGGCTGGTACCGCTCTTTTTACAAAACAGAGAAGAGCATCACCGGACGACGGGCTCATAACCCAATCCATCCGGGCGGCTGCCACCGCAGGTGTTCTTCTCTGTTTTGTGGAGAAACTAATCGGCCTTGCAGGGTCGATATGATGAGGAGCAACAAAATGGCTAGCGAACGCAGTACTGATGTGCAGGCATTTATCGGGGAGCTGGACGGCGGCGTATTTGAAACAAAAATCGGCGCAGTTCTCAGTGAAGTCGCTTCCGGTGTGATGAACACGAAAACCAAAGGTAAGGTCTCACTCAACCTGGAAATCGAACCATTTGATGAGAACCGTGTGAAAATCAAACACAAACTCTCATATGTTCGCCCGACTAACCGCGGGAAAATTTCCGAAGAAGACACCACCGAAACGCCGATGTATGTCAATCGCGGTGGTCGCCTGACTATTCTGCAGGAAGACCAGGGACAATTACTGACTCTTGCCGGTGAACCTGACGGAAAACTCCGCGCAGCAGGTCGTTAATATCATACTTAATAAACTGATTATTTATCTCATCACTGAATATCTTAATATAGTGAGGACTTATTATGTCTCAGAACTTAGACGCAACCGCAATTAATCAAATCCATGCCCTTATTTCTGCTCAGGGTGTTAATGAAATTATCAGTAAGATTGGTGCCGATGCTGTGGCATTGCCTGAGAATTTCCGCATTCATGATCTGGAAAAATTTAATTTAAATCGCTTCCGTTTCCGTGGTGCGCTTTCCACTGCCAGCATCGATGACTTTACCCGTTATTCTAAAGATCTTGCAGATGAAGGCACCCGCTGCTTTATCGATGCTGATAATATGCGTGCCGTCAGTGTGCTTAACCTGGGTACTATTGATGAACCAGGTCACGCAGATAACACCGCCACTCTCAAACTGAAAAAGACAGCACCGTTCTCTGCCCTGTTGTCTGTTAACGGTGAGCGTAACTCCCAGAAATCACTGGCAGAATGGATTGAAGACTGGGCCGACTACCTTGTGGGCTTTGATGCTAATGGTGACGCCATTCAGGCAACAAAAGCGGCTGCGGCAATCCGTAAAATCACGATTGAAGCAAACCAGACCGCTGATTTTGAAGATAATGACTTCAGCGGCAAACGCTCCCTGATGGAATCTGTCGAAGCGAAGACCAAAGACATTATGCCAGTGGCATTTGAATTTAAATGCGTTCCGTTTGAAGGTCTGAAAGAACGTCCGTTTAAATTACGCCTCAGCATTATCACTGGCGATCGTCCTGTACTGGTTCTGCGCATTATTCAGCTGGAAGCGGTGCAGGAAGATATGGCTAACGAATTTCGTGATCTGCTTGTTGAGAAATTCAAAGACAGCAAAGTAGAAACCTTTATTGGTACTTTCACCGCCTGATTTCATTACTGCAAATGCCCCTGCGGGGGCATTTATGGAAACGTAATTAACTCAATAATCACCGGATGGTGAGGGCTTCCTTTTACCCAAATTCAGCGCGGTGCAGCGCATATACGTGGAGAACAAAATGTCATTTATTAAAACTTTTTCCGGGAAGCATTTTTATTATGACAAGATAAATAAAGATGACATCGTGATTAACGATATCGCGGTTTCCCTTTCAAATATCTGCCGCTTTGCCGGTCATCTTTCTCACTTCTACAGCGTCGCCCAACATGCGGTGCTTTGCAGCCAGCTGGTGCCGCAGGAATTTGCTTTTGAAGCGTTAATGCATGATGCAACAGAAGCGTATTGCCAGGACATCCCCGCACCACTGAAACGCCTTCTTCCTGACTATAAACGGATGGAAGAAAAAATAGATGCAGTAATCCGTGAGAAATACGAGTTGCCCCCGGTTATGAGCACGCCTGTGAAATATGCCGATCTCATCATGCTGGCAACCGAACGCCGTGATCTCGGGCTTGATGATGGCTCTTTATGGCCTGTACTGGAAGGTATCCCGGCAACAGAGATGTTCAAAGTTATTCCACTGTCGCCAGGTCATGCCTACGGGATGTTTATGGAACGTTTTAACGAGTTATCGGAGTTACGCAAATGCGCATGAATGTTTTCGAAATGGAAGGGTTTCTTCGCGGGAAATGTGTACCGCGAGATCTGAAAGTGAACGAAACAAATGCTGAGTACCTGGTACGTAAATTCGACGCGCTTGAAGCTAAATGTGCGGCACTGGAAAACAAAATAATACCAGTGTCAGCTGAATTGCCACCTGCAAATGAAAGTGTTCTGTTATTTGATGTTAACGGAGAAGGCTGGCTGATTGGCTGGCGTTCTCTCTGGTACACCTGGGGACAAAAGGAAACCGGAGAATGGCAGTGGACATTTCAGGTCGGGGATCTTGAAAACGTCAATATCACTCACTGGGCAGTAATACCAAAGGCACCGGAGGCAGGGGCATAATGACCACATTTACCGACAAAGAACTGATTAAAGAAATCAAAGAGCGTATAGGCAGTCTGGATGTGCGAGACAATATTGAGCGCCGTGCTTATGAAATTGCTTTGGTATCGCTGGAAGCAGAACCGGTGGCATGGCTGCATTCAGACAATGGCTTAGGTATTCCGGCAATAACACGGAGTAAAAACATTGCTGACAGTTGGTTATCAAAGGGCTGGTATGTTCAGCCGCTATATATAGCCAAGCCAGTGCCGGTGGTGCCAGATGTTCGTCCATCTTTAAATAATGGCATAGTCGGTTTTGATGAAGGCTGGAACGCCTGCCGCGCCGCCATGCTTCATGGTGCCGAACCTGTAAGCCAGACTTACAAGTTGAACGAGCTGTCGGGCAACTCTCCGGTAACTCCGGATGGTTGGATAAGCTGTAGTGAGCGAATGCCGAACGATAAACAGTATGTTTGGTGTTGGGGGAAGTCTTACGGCTGGACTGAGTGCGATACCTTCGAAGGGTATTACGATTGGTCGAGAAACAAATGGTGGGCAATTACTGACGATGGGGAAGAACCGGCATCGAAAGTAACCCACTGGATGACGCTACCGGAGCCACCGCAGGAGGTGAAGTAATGAACAACTTAATGACAACTAAACAAGTCGCCGACTTCTGTGGCGTTTCAGTATCGACCGTTCTTCGCTGGAACAGTGTAAACAGGAGAACTGGCCAGAAATACAGGCCAGACTTTCCAGATCCTGATATTAAATCCTGCCCAAATAAATGGGCATCACGTAAGATTTACAAATTTGCCGGAGTTATTGAGGAATGTGAAGCAGCTCAGATTGAGATGACACATCCTATAGCACATAGCCAAACATAGCAATCAGACTGTCCGCTTTGTGTTGAAGCGGACATTGCCGCAGCGACTTGTCTTAGCCATAAATAACCAAAACGATGCGCTGTTCATATAAAGTTCTTTTAAACTTCAAATCAGTAATTTTTGTCTAAATCTTTTCAAACTCATAAAAACCAGTAAGATAAGAAATCACCTTTACCTGTTTTTATGAGAGGCATAAATGATTGATAATGAAGTTAAAATTTTTGCAAAAGAAAAAGAAAAAATGCTGTGCAGCAAACTTTCTTTTTACAGGGAGCATGCTCAATCGAGTGAAGATACAAGAAAAAGAAACGAATTTGAACGAGACTATGCGCGTATTCTTTATTCCTCTTCGTTCCGCCGGTTACAGGGAAAAATGCAGCTCTTTGAAGTCGATCCTCAAAAATTTAACCGTAATAGACTGACTCATAGCCTAGAAGTTGCCCAGATAGCCCGAAGCATCGCATCCGAACTAGAACTTGAACATCCTGTTGTAGCAGAACTGGCTGCACTTGCTCACGATATTGGCAACCCTCCGTTTGGTCATTCCGGTGAAAAAAAGCTAAACGATATTGCTAATGATTTCGGCGGCTACGAAGGCAATGCGCAGGCACTTAGAATGCTCAGAAGTCTCGAGATAAAGCATCCAAATTGCCCCGGTCTCAACCTTACCCACCGTGCCATTCTCTCCGTCGTTAAATATCCTTATAAAAAGGAAAACGGCAGAAAAAAATATCTTTATAATGATGACTATAAATACTACACAGAATTGGTAAATAGATATGAATTAGATTTGCAGACTGGCGAGAAGACCATTGATGCACAGATAATGGATCTGTCAGACGAAATTGCATATGCCGCGCATGACCTTGAAGATGCACTAAGCCGTAGCATGGTCAGTATTGAAGATATTTTTTATGAGTTTGGGATATCCAAGTACAAAGACTCAATTGATTTATTAAATACAATCATTGAAAAATCTAAATATACAGCTTCGAGAGCATCAAGACTCAATTCATCTGAAGAGTTCGCCATAATATTCAGAAAGGAATTGACATCCAATATTGTTAATGCGCTTGTTAATGATATTACTGTTATTCAAAGTGAAAATGGATTCAAGCAACTTGGATTTAGCACTACAAAAAATCTGTCTGCAGGCCTTAAAGATATCGTATTTAAAGTCATCATGCGAAAAAGAGATATTAAAAGTTATGAGCACAAAGGAAACATTATCATCGAAGATTTATTTAATTTTTATAATGATAGAGATAACATAGAATTCATATCCCCTCAATTGTATAGAACGCTCCCAAATAAAATAGAGCCTATTTATCAAGAACTTAAAAAACGTGCAATTGTCGACTACATCTCTGGAATGATGGATACATTTGCCATCCGCGAGTGGGAAACGCATCACAAAAAATAACCAAACTGGCGCACATCAACAACAGATTCAGTGCCACTCTTCCCATGGGACAGAACAGTGATTCTGTCCATTATCACCCGATTATACAGATAAGCCACATCTAGTAGTTCTGAGCTAGCATTTTCCACATTGATTACGCTTCCGTGCACATCGTTATTTTTAACCAAAAAGAAAGGACATACGCAAAAATAATATCAAGTAACGGAGTGTGTTAAATCGTAACCAATCATCTTTACTTTACATTTCGTAACTTAAACCGTACGTTTTCTAAACATTAAATATACACTTTGCGCTGTAAGTTATATCTCTCCGTTAAGCTCACTGCTCAACGCCAATAGTCATATTTTATTGCGTTCTGGCTGCGCAAATTGTCAACTGGAATCTGAACTAGGACAAGTAACGAGCGATTCAACCCTCTCCCACCATACCTGGTAGGCTTTACGCTGTTCTTCTAGATAATCGCTCTTGTCATAAACCTGCCATACCCCTGGCAGCTTATGACCAAGCATAATTTCTGCAATATGAGGCGCAGTAAGATCAGAAAAGTTTGTTCGTGCTGTTCGCCTCAAATCATGAAGAGACCAATGAGGGAATTGATACCCCAAACGTCGCCATGCGAACTGCATTAAATTGTAAGGCAGCGACTGCAATGATGTCCGACCAACTGGCTCCCTGCTTCCTTCCTTAGTAAAAAGCATATCGGAACCGTTGTTCATAGAGATAACGTATTTTATAAGCTCTTCAACCGGTTCAATAATGGGCCGCTTTAGTGGTTCGCCTGTTATCTCCCCTGTCTTATGTCGTTCTGGCGGTACAGTCCATACCTTATTAATGAAATCAAAATCGTCCACCCTGGCGGTAATTAGCTCTGAACTACGGCAGCCAAAATGCAGCAATAGTTTAATGAAGGCCCGGTATTTAGGAACCATTCGAGAACCATCGATCGCAGCATAAAGGATTTTAATTTCATCATGTGTCAGAAACCGTTTCTTCTGACCTTTACGGATATCCATATCTTTACCCGTGATATCCGACAGCGGGCGAGTTTCAATGAGCTTTCTCTTATACGCCCAGACATGGGCCTGCTTTGCGTTAATTAGTAATCGGTCTGCTATTGCTGGAGCCTTAGTGCTAAGAGGCTCCAGGACTTCTAACCAATCATGCAATGTAGCTGCATCGTGAGGGATATTCCCGATTTTAGAGAACAGGTGCAACTCAAACGAGCGGAGTATCTGTTCAGAACCCTTTTTATTTTTTACACAATATGCTTCATACCAGGCACGGATCACAGACTCTACCGTCATGGCTTCAGTAGCTTTTCGTTTTTCAGCCTGCTTGACCAATCGTGGATTACGGTTTGACTCGAGTTCACCACGGAGACGGATAACTTCTTCTCTGGCCTCTTTTAATCCAGTTGCCGGGTAAGTTCCGATATCAAGACGCTCACCTTTCCCTGCCCATTGATAACGATATTGGAACACTACGCGACCTTTCGGTGATACTCTGACAGACAGACCATCACGATCGGATTTAACCAAAACCTTATCACGTTCCTTTCCAACGACTGAACGCAACCACGCATCAGACAGCGCCAT